GTATTGCCAAGGTTAAGGGTCGCGCCAGCCGCAATTTTGTTTGCGTCCTTAATATTGTTCTGCTCCATAATGGATTTAACAGATGTATTATTGGCTTCCGCTATCTCTGAAAGTGTTTGACCAGCTTCGACTGTGACGTTGCTGCTAGGCGCAGGTTTGGAGCCCCCGCCCTTACCGCCGCCGCTGTCAGTTTCTTTCACTGCGGGCGCTGAAGAGTTGCTAGAGCTGCTATTGTTATTAGAGCTGCTATTGTTGCTAGAGCTGCTATTGTTGTCGTTGTTGCGCCGCGCGGAGACGGCTGACATGGTGTCTAGCTTCGGATTGGAAGGGTCGCTGTAATCATTCTTAAAGACAGTTGCCTTTGGAGCTGGAGATGGTTTATCGTCGTTACCGCCACCGCCACCGCCGCCGCTGTCACCACCGCCGCCGTAGAGAATTTGAGGTTTAATTTTGCTCAAGCCGATCAGTTGTGCGAAAGTGTTCATGTGTTCAGACCCTTATTTGGATACCACCCTCGGCGGCTACCGTTTCCTCTCATTGCGTAGACTGTCTCGAACTCTGGATATGTCTCGTAGAAGAACTTTCTTATGTCCCTTGAAACAGCCAAAACGTCGTCTTTTCCACCGCGAGCAATCATGTCGATCACCCATAATTGATCGCCGCTTTTGCGGCTGAAGGCTTCGTCTCCCCACCAATCCATCGACTTAGCTTCGTCTTCTGTGAGGAAGCAGTAGGTCAGCATTGCGTAGGGCTCGCCAGTCTCCCTGTAGTAAACGCGAAGTTTCCCGCTTTCATCCGCAGGGACGAGACGCCAGCCGATTACCTCTGATCGGTAATCTTTGTAGGTCTCATCCGTTGTCCAGATAGAAAGGGCATCGCGAAACTGAGACATGGCTAGTAGCCTAATTTCTTCTTCATTGCCTCATCGACGTTGTAAAACTCGAGCATACCCGTTTTTGGATTGAACGAGCCCGCACCACCGATGTCTTGTAGCAACTTCATCGTGAATGGAGATGCGTGAACCATCATTGTATCGCCGTTGCGACCTTCTTCCGCGAGCTTGTCGCCGAGGAGAGCCGCCTCTTTTCGGGCCTTAATGGACTTACCTGTGTTTGGTCCGAAGACCTCCGCTGAAAACGCCATGAAACTTCCTTCCAAGTTCTTGTTTGTAGCATAAAGCGATACCGCACTAGCGGTCGTCCCTTACGCCACTTGGTCCCTAATGCTTTGACTGATTTGCTCAGTAACCCCGTCAATGGAGTATGCCGTTGTGACTTCCTGACCGTCCCGAGTGCGTCGTTGAATTTCTCTGTCCAGTGATGCCAGTGATGCCATTGCAGAATTATACTGCGGGCTACCCTGGTCATAATCTTGAAGCTCGATCATCAGCCGGCTTCTCTCTATTTGCAGGCCAGGAGTTTGGTAGCCCTTGTATTTTTGATACGAAGCGACACGGCCCATGTAACCAGCGTCAATGGTAGTGTCATTCTCTACGCGAGCATACTCGAGCATCGCACCCACGTCGTTCATCGCGTTGGTGTAACCGTCTTTAGTTGCATCGTAGGTAGCTTCAACAAGACCCGTCTGTTGGTCGCCGGCTACCAAGGCGACCTTATTATCCGCTGTCGTAAACATTGAGACGTTGCCCTGCAACTTATCCATGATGTCCCTTGGCAGTTGTGATATTAACTGCTCAATCATATTTGAACCTTGCTCAGTCATCGCGTAGGCTCGAGAGTTTTCTGCTGAAGTCGTAATGTGAAATGGCTTTTCATTACCATTGTACGTTCCAACCTTCTGGCCCGTACCATCAGTGTAGTCGTATTCAATCAAGCTAGAACCGTTTAGCCTCGAACTAAAATTGCTAACAGTGCTGTAGCCAAAATCTCCAGATAGCTCAGTAGCTTCAGACGCCGTGGTGTCAGTTGTATCAGTGGCGTCAGTGCCAACATCGGCAACGGTAGAAGTAGAACTGCTTCCGCGATTATCGTCATCGTTGTCAGTTGGATGAGTATAGACGCTTCTAGGAGTAGAAGATGAGCTTCCACCGCTGTCGCTGTTAAAGCCATCCATGACAGAATTAGCCACGTTCCCAATGATCTTCGACGTAATAAAAGCCGCTGGGTTAGTCACCATACCAATAACATTTAGAGCCGTGGAGAAAACATTCTCATGGTTTCCATTCACAGGCTGGTTGTCGTCGTTGACCAACTGACCGTTGACGTATTGCTTGCCATCATTGGGCGTCGATAAGTTCGCTGCATCCTGCCAAGACGTGTTATTGTTAATACGTTGGCCACTGGAATTTACAAGAACACCGTTCTCGTAAACCATGCCGTCACCGGGTGTTAGTAGGTTGGCAAATGTTTGGCGGATAGTGTTAGAACCGCTGCCATTGTTGCTGGAATTGCTCGAGCTGTTGTTGCTGCTTGAGCTGTTATTGCTACTGGAAGTAGACGTATAGGTATTCGTACTAGAGTTGTACCTTTGACCCTTTTCAGCATCTCGTTGCTTTGCAAGGTCATTGACCTCTTTAGTCCACTCTCCACCACTCTCCTTGAGCGCAGCATTGATCTTGTCCTGAGTGGTGTTGAACTCCTTCAAGCCCGTTTGAGGATTGACGGTGCCTGCACCGCCAATCCTTTCAAGGTACTCAACCTCTTCCGGCATAACGTGTATTAGCTGACTATCGCCGTTCCTGCCCATTTCGGACATATACTTGGCGATAGCTTTCATCTGCTGTGGGCTTAGGTCTTGTGACATTAGGTGCCCCTATCTTAGACGTTGGTGATAACCGCCGCGAGCGTTACCTCTATATCTGTGAGGGAGCTTGCGGATGTAACTTCGAAAGCCACCTCGCGGGAGGTAGTTGTTGCGTCGATAGCAATGGATGCAGAGAGGTTCTGCTCAGTAAGAGCCGAACTAACCGGGATAACGTCACCAGCATTGATGCCGTTAATCTTCATCTGAATGTTCGCAGTGCCCGAAGTGCACTTGGCCGCAATAGCGTCGATCCTTACGTTCTGCTTAAACGCCCGCGTGATAGTGTAGGCGCCGTTACCGATAGAGCCAGTTTGCTTGAAGAAGAACGAACGAGTAGCAAAGGTGTCTGGTAGCTGCGCGATTGGAAGCCGACCAGTGCTATCGAGGCCGGCTACGCCGTCGGCTGCTCCGATGTAAGTTTTTGGAACCACAGCAGTAAAGTCTACGTTAGCAAACTCGAGACCACCGCCCGTTGAGTTAATACGCAAAAACTGGAGGGCGTTCGTAGTTCCAAACGCGGGGATGCCCGTGTCGGGAGAAGTAAGGAGCCAACCCGTCCCATTGTAGAATTTAAGAACATTGGGAGACGCAGCGGTATCTACCCAGAAGTCACCGGCGTTTGCCGTCGTAGGCTCAGAAGCCGAAACGTAGACGCGGCCACGGTTGGCGAGAAGTTCAGTTACACCTTCAACCTTAGCGCGTGGAATTTCAGCATCCTGTACGGCCAACTTTTGATAAGGAATAAGACCATCTGAGTTGGTAAACTTATCCTCCGTCATCAAACCAGATACCCGAACCTGAGAAGTGTCTTCGACAATGATGAATGTCACAAGATCATTCTCGACCAAAGCGCTCGTAAACGTGATCGTCGAGTTGGCAGGCTGTTGAGTATAATCGTTTGTACCGCCGGAGCGCTGCAATACGCCGTTGCGGTAAACCAAAACTTTTTGGTCTTCATTGTGAACGAACGGGAACACCGCCTGAGATTGCCCTGCGGCTACGTCCTGTCTAGTGAACCCACTGTCGTTCGCACTCTGGACCTTGTATATCGTGACCAAATCGTTGTCTTCAGTAGCATCGTTTAGGGTCACTGTATTAGAAGCGGGATCGCTGCTGTAATCTGCTGCCGCAAGCAATGCGCCGTTTAGATATACTACGATAGCGTCTGACGCCTCGTGTATGAAGTTAAAGGTCACTGCACCCGCTGAATAGGCAACGTCGCCGTTTTCATCAGCAGCACCGATAACTATATCTTGGCGGGCAGAGAACAGTGGGGCGCCGATTGTGCCCACGTCGCTACCAGCCGCCCCTCGGATTTCAGCTACCGTCGCGAGAGATTTCCAGCCCTGCTCGGCTTCAGTGTACTCACCTACGCGGTACTGCAAGCCTTGAATTGGGTCGTTACGCAATTCAACTGGAGCTTTGAGGATACCCTCGCCGTCGAATAGCTTACGCATCAACTCCGCGAGTGTACTGTCGCCCAACTCAGAAGAGTTAAGGTAACGAACAATGTTCTCGATGTCTGCGCCGATGTTGCCGCTGGACGTGTGGTTGCCGGGATATAGAACCTTTAGACGGGCCATTTTAGCGCTCCTTGTGCATTAGAAAGGCGAACGAGATGATAGTGACTTCGCTATCTACATCTTGTTCTTCTGTTCGGAAGCGAAGACGAACGCCACGAAACAGGTGATTGAATGGAAATGTGAAGTCGGATTTCAAAGGGGCATCTCCCCAATGGGGATCACCCGGTAGGCGATCCAAGTTTACTTCGATTGAGCCCATAGGACGGTCATCTTCGTCAACCGCGTCGATGAAAAAACGCCCTTTACCCGTGGCTTGTAGGACAAGGGTGTGCGTCCTCTTTGTGCCAATAAAATCTCCGAGCCAAAGAACGGGGGTCTCCGCAACCATAGGTGATCGTCTGAGATCAGCGATGCCGGTGTCTTGCTGAAATGCCCGTTCGGTAGCTTCGTAAACGCCATCGGCAGTGCCGAACATCAGGCGACCGCCCAAGAACGTGCCGCAGCGCGGCAAGAGGGTGTCACCAAGCTGGAAGTTACGCAACTCGTAGCCTGCTCGGAAGTTCATAGACAGACGAACAGTTTGAGTGCCGCCAGGTCTAGGGAAGAATATGTGGTAGACCAATGCGTCTGGGTCGTAGACCGCTGAAATCATACGAGGGTCGGGAGTGGTCTTGACCAAATCCTGATAGAGCGTCTCGACCTCATCAGACAAAGACGCTTCAGCGATTGTAATACCGTTTTGCTCAGAGCGCATAATCGAGTGGATGCCGCGTCGGGAACAAAACAAAAGGTCTGAGCCCGCGTTGACGACCGTGTTGTGCCCAATGCACCCGATGCGCAAGTTCGCCCTGCTATCTAACTGCCACTGCTCAAAGTCGGGGTCGATGACGTAAACAAGAGTTTGGTCTTTTGTGAAAACCGCTAGACGGTTGGCCTCAAAAGTACCAAGGCCCGTGATCTCATCGGCAGTACCAATAAGGTTGGAAATGTCGATAAAGCTGGCGCGAGTGACTTCTTCTGTAGGAGCTTCTTCGTTTAAGAAAATATCAGGGTTATCTACGCGAGAAAACTCAATGGTCGTAGGCCGATCCTTAAAGCCAGCAACAGCTAGACGCCTCTGGATAGGGACGCCAAAGGAAGGCTTGATGGAGGCCGTAGACGTAGAGAACTCAAAGCCGTCGTAGCGGTACATCCTAGTGTCGTCTGAAAAAATGTGCACCTTGCC